CCGCAACTTGTGAAAGAGGAACAGATTTCTCTTTAATGATTTCGTCTGTGATGCCTGTTAAGTTTGAGATAAAGTCAGTGATTTTTTCTTCGGGGTCAAGATACCAATTGTACCTTGTGATTTCTTCTGGTCTTACTGAAGAACCGAAAGCCACACCAACCTCAATTATTCGGGGTGTAGTCCCATCACTTTTATTATTAAGTTCCAAATCCAATGAAAAATAATTAATTGGTCTCACTGGGTTCATTGGTTTGATTGCGTTCATAAGACTATCATAGCACACCTAACTTCTGGTTGGAGTGTAGTTGTGCCGGTTCATCAAGTGTCCTTATACTTTATGTTAATGTTTTTCCACGACCAAGAACCCAACCTTCTCCCGGACATTCTATAGAAAGAGTAGTATTTCCACAATTATCATTCCACCATTTTCTGCCTTTAGATGCCTCACTTATTTTCTTTTTAGTTTCTTCTGAATGTATTTTTCCTCTTTTTATTTCACTTTGTCTTCTTTTGGTTTCTTCGGAATGAAATTTACCATAAAAATGATTATTTTCTCCTATAAGTGCTTCACTGATTTTTCTTTTATGGTCCTCTGAAAGAGACTTACCCTTATGAGATTCACTTATTTTTCTCTTTCTTTCTTCCGAAATTGGTTTTCCATAACAAGGATGGTTTTCGCCTTTCATTCTTTCACTTATTTTTCTTTTACGTTCTTCTGAAATAGTTTTACCATAAAGATAATGTTTTTCTCCTTTATTTGATGCACTTATTTTTCTCTTAAATTCTTCACTTCTTATGGCACCGGAAGCACCTTCTCCACCATCAGCTTTATTATGAAGAATACCAGTTCCCAAATCTCTTCTTCCAAAGACATCAATCATATAGATTTCGTGTTTGAATGCTTCTTCTTCAGTTAAATTTTGTTTTAGTAAAATTATTCTGGACTTATCTTTTGGAACTCCACAAGGTCTTCCGCGTTTATAGTAAAGTCTTTTTCCGCTACCCTTACCAATATAATACGGAGTTCTATTTTCACGCAAATATGCGTAGGTATAAAACCTCTTAAGGTCTTTCATCTTTCTATTCTCTATGAACTGCATTAGTATTTATAAAAGTTTGTAATAGAAAAGGTGCCCAAAAGAGCACCTAATCTTGTCCGTAGAGATTGCAGTTCCTAGAGACATTTCTATTTATGAGGCTATTTGCAATACTTATTCTTCAAGGATTTACAACGACGCTTAGCATTACGTAATGCTACAGGCTTATGTTTGCCCTTTTCATTACGAGAAGATTTATTGCCCTTCTCGTGAATCTTATAGTTGTTGGAGGATTGCATTGGTCTTAACTTTTGAGATGCTCTCATTCTACCACATTTTATGGTGGTGGGGGGAGAGTGGTGGACGGTTTCACAAGTGTCCTTTTTACTATATTTTTCCTCATTCAAAGTTATTAATAAACTTATGAATCAGATTAACTCCTTTCTCTGGTGAAAACCTTTTATCAAAGATAATCATTAGTTTCTCAATCACATCTTTATATGCGGCTGGAATTCGGATGTGAATAGTATCACCAGAGTTCGGAAACTTCTTTACAAACATTTTGGACTACATCATAGACACAAACTATCTATGCGATAAGTTGTTTACCTTCAACAAAGAGAGTATCTACAATCGTTTGTAGTTTCTGTTGAATCTTATCACCACGAGAGTCTTTAGATGGAAAAGCAATCACTCCACAAGGCTTCTTGTATAAATGATAGTCTCCAGCTTTGATTGCGCCATTTTGCAATCTCTTCTTATCCTCACGATGAATACGCAGAATACGTCCAATAGTTTGAACGTAATCAATCACTGAAAGATTACGAAGAAGCAAAGCATGGGAGAGCCCCTCAATACTGATTCCTTCACTGATGATTGAGTGATGAAAGATGATGAGTTTTTGATTATCATCATTTCCAATCTCATTCAGTTTGTTAAAGAACTCCACTCTTGAAATCTTATTCTGATTCAACACACAACCATACTTACTGGTGATGTGAAACACGTTGAAGTTTCTTGAATACAGGTCATTCAGCAAATCAGATTCTGTAAACAAATCCATCATCACTTGAGTAGAAGGAACAGCAACCAAAATCTTTGGATTCATTCCTTCAATGTTATCAATGAAGTTAATAATATTCACCTCATCATATTCTGATGCTTCATAGGCTTCTACACGAGGAGGAAGAATATAACCACCTTCTACCAGTTCCTTTGGCGGTAGAGAGATAATAGTTCCACCATACACGGTAGAGTTAGCCATCGTAGTCTTACTATCTGTATGCCTTGGCGTAGCAGTGTAGAAGAAACTATTCTTTGCAGCTTGCGATGTTTGAGCAACACCTACAAAGTTAGATTCCATCACTGAATGATGTGCCTCATCAAAGATTGCGACATCAATATCAATTCCTGCTTCTAGAATACGAGGAAGAGATTTATAGGTCGTAAAAATCAAATGATGATAGCCCAACTCCTGAATGAGTTGATGTGAGACTTTAATCATTTCAGGGTCAGTGATACCATCTTCACCTGAATGAACACAAGATTGATAGGTGTTATCAATACCTTTCAGGAAGGAATTGAACTCACTATACAATTGAGAAGACAATAGGATTTTTGGAGCTACAATTACAAACACAAGAGGTTTTGACGCACCAAGAATCCTTTGCTTTACGTCCTCCATAAAGATTAGCGTTTTCCCTGAGCCAGTGGGTAGACATAGAATGCCTTTGTTATGGCGTTTGAGAGCTTCCAGAGCTTTAATTTGATATGGACGAAAAGTGTTAGTCATCAGTTTGTGAACCACCATCGGGCGAATGCAATATTAAAGAGAATAGCAGGAACTGGATGAATACACCACAAAAGAATTGTGGGCAGAATAGCAGCAGCTATGTAGCCAGCAACTAAACCACCTTTAGTAGAATAATCAAACTCTACATTACTGTAATCATAACTATGATAAGTATTTGAATTACTATTTTGTGAGGTGGTTAGAGTTTCTTTTTTTGCGATGAAAGGAGTAGCACAATATACTCTTTGCCCTCCAGATTGAGCTAGACCAGCTCGTTCAGCATCAGATTGATAATTATAGTCATAAACTGTTACAGTTTTAAATTGACCATCTTGGGTAATAACATCAACTTTCCAATCAGGCATTACTTATATCTCCGTAGTAAGAGGGGGGTTTGTAGAATTGAAATAGGCTCATTCAATTGGTCCGTTGTAAGGTCTATATCCTCTAATAATATCGGATTTATTTGAATTATATCTACCTTTTGCATATTCTCCACTCAAGACGCAATATCTAACTGCATCACCTTCTCTATTTTCAATAATTTCAATAATTTCCCCTTTACTGCCTTCAGGAAATCCTATTATCTCTGCATCTACACAAATCCATTTTTTACCAGCAGTAAATGGTTTGCGTTGAGTTTCATATTCTTGAAATAGGCTCATATCAGATAAATTCAAAAAGGTAATAATCTTCAGACACTCCAAGTTCATCAGCTTGTTCTTTCACCCAAGCAGTAAACTCTCGGGCAGATTCTTCATCTGCTTTATCTTCAAACAAGTCAAGAGTAGTATCGTTCATAATGTTAAGTAAAGAATTGAAAAAGAGTGAGTAGTTGATAACCACTCACTCAAAATGTACTAACTATCAGACCAGAGCAAGCTCATCAACTTCTGCGGTATCAAACGAGAACTCATCTTCAAAGAGTTCAAACTCACCATCATCAGAGACGAAGAGGTTATTGTCTTCAATTACTTCATCATCTTCAGGAAGGTCTTGCGAAGCATCTTCAGTCCATTCTGCTTGCTCAATAGGTGCAACTTGAGCAACAACTTCAGTCTTGATAGGACGATTCAGGAAGTATGCTTTAGCACTCTCTTTGGCTTCACGGAACAGACTATCAGGTGCATCAATCGCATCTTCAGGATACAACATTGCGATGTCCAGGTCAGGAGTTGCATTATCAAAGATATACCAGTTGGTTTCTTTGTCGTCATTAACTTCTTTCATAATGTAACCGACAAGCTCACCATCATTAGTGACGTGATAGAAACCAGCAGCGATACGCGGAAATTTCAGAACGGGTTGTTTAGCCATAATAAAGTTAATCTCCAATGAGTTGTTTTTGTTTGTAGGAGAGAGCAACGTCTGACCTCTCCAGTGAGAACATCATACCACAGAACCAGGCTGGTGCTAAATTGTAGGGACGGTTGAATAAGCGTCCCCTTTTGGTTCATTAAATCGTCACGAATAGATGTGGATCAAAACCCGTGCTTTCGTCAGGATAGCCCATAGGATTACAAATCACACGACACCCTTCAATCATATAATCAAAAGGCGTATGAGTATGACCGTGAACAAAGTATTTAATCTGTGGATGAATCATAATCAATGCATCTAAATCACTACAATACGCACTATTACACGATGAAGTCTTAAACTTATCTGCAACGGAGCGATAACTTGGAGCGTGATGACTAATCACGAATACATTCTCCTTGAGAGTTTCAAGTTGTTTGAGAAGATAATCCCTACTTTCAAGATGAAAGTTTAGCGTATCTTGTGCTCTCAACTTTCTATAATTGGAACCAATACGAATGACTTTATAATCATTCATATATTGCTCCGCATCCATCATTTCTATAGGATTTCCATTGCGAAAGTTAGTCCATAGCGTGAACCCGACAAAATTCCAATCCCCAATCTTAACGGTGTCGTTATCTAGAAGATGAAAGTTATCAGGAAGATTTTCACGAATAGTTTTAATGGTTCCTTCATAGTTGTAGCCATAGAAAGAATGATTGCCTAATACATAAAGAACTTGATTGAAGTTTTTGGAACAATCATTAAGAAAGGTATCATAGAGAGTGTGAAGGTATCCGTCAGTTTTGAAGTGCCTAGCACATAGAATATCTCCCGCTAAAACAAGAATGTCCCCCCTTCCTAAATCAGGAAGAGGTTGACCTGCAACATAGTTTTCAAGGTGAATATCCGATGCGATTTTCAGCTTCATAATTTTAACCTACTTTGTGAAATTCTTCTAAAAATGCTTTTTTGAGATAATAATCATAACCACCAGTAGGTATATTGATGTAATTAACGTGAGATGAAGAAGTAGACACAATTTCAACCTCTCCAACAGTATCTTCCCAAATACTACCAGGAGTGAGAAGTTGATTAGCTGCTTTAAGTTTTTCGTATTCTTGAAATAGAGTCATAGTAAAAAGATTTCAAAAGGTCTTTCAGCTCATACTAGAATAGCACCCTTTCAGGTGCTACGGGCGATTATATGGACGGTTTCACAAGTGTCCTCTATTTAGGTTCTTTTAGTCCTTTTGGTCCTTTTTTATAATACTCATCTCTTTGTTCATCCTTTGCTGCTCCAAATTTTCTTTTAAACACATCTTCACCTTTAGTATAATTTCTTGGTTGACGAATTAACCCCAGTTCACCTTCTCCGTGAACATTATGACTAGGCATTCTTCTATCTGGAGTCCAAAATACATTTCTTCTTCCAATGGAATAATCTTCTTCATTTTTATGTTCTATATTTTTATTTCGTCTTATATTACTTTGAGTTCTGTGTGCATCCTTTAATGCTCCATATCTTTCTAGATGTTTAGTTGATGGAGATTGTTCTGGGTTTTCTACACCAGTAGAAATTCTTTTTGCTCTATTCTTTTCTCTTGGAGTCCAACCACTTCTTAATGGTTTATTTGCATCATCCCAAGGAATTTTACCTTCAATCAAGTTACAGTCTTGAACAAATTGACTAAATGTTTTCATTGAAATAGTTGGAGCCTAGTTCAATTATTTAGGTTCTTTAATTTGTTTGAATGGAATATTTAGAGTGTCTTGATATTGCACTGGACAATCTTTAGTTGAACCATAGTGTTTAATCCACATAGGTAGAAATATCATAGCAACCTTTTTGCGAATTAAGAATGCATTTGTTCTAATATCAAACCACTCTTTAGATTTGTATTCTACATCATTGCAACTGCTTAAAATATTATATTCAACTTGACTAATCCATTCCTCATAAGTTTGCTTCAGGGTATCAGATGGAGATTCTAGAAATTCCTGAAGTTTAGTTTCAATTTCCATCATAATAATTATAAGTGTTGATAGGAACGATGGGGCTTGAACCCATAGCCTTCCAATTATAAGTTGGATGCTCTGACCAATTGAGCTACGTTCCCAATAAAAGAAGAAGGAAAGATATTAACACTTTCCTTCTTCTATTTAATAGAGATTAAGTCAAAGACTTACAGTGGAATCCTCAACTTCTGCATCATAAGCATCAAGAGCATTCATAATTTCACTTCCACTTTCCGAGTTGGAAAGTTGAATTAGAAGTTTTGCAGCATCGGGGTTATTGTCCACAAGGTTAGAAGCAATTTCAAGAACAGATGCTTTACTCATAAGAATGATTCCTTCAGGTAATGTTAAAATAAGACTATAAAACTTTTACATTTTATAGTCAAAGCGGAAAACCGAGTACGATTCGGCAACCTTCGCATTGGAAGTGCGATGCTCTACCAATTGAGCTATTTCCGCAGTTAAAATAATGGGTTCAAATAAACGTTTCGGACAGGATTTGAACCTGTGACCAACTGCTTAGCTTACCACTATGGATTTCTCCACCATTTCTGTTTGTGGTCTGGACTTTCTCTTTACCATATCCATAAGGACTTAGGCACTTCCCGTTAAGTCTCTACACCTTCATCTTGCGATGCTTGGCTCGGGATTACCATATTAAAGGGTTCCCCGAATTTGAGAAGTTACACTTTCAAAGTTTCCTAAGAAAGGCTCCTATTAAAGGCAGATGCTCTATCCGGGCTGAGCTACCGAAACATAATAATAACCGCATTAATTTATATAGTATGTAAGGTAAGACATAATCCTACCTTACACCTACATAAGTTCAAACAAAAGAAGGAATCTCGTATTCCACTACATTGGTGTCTTCCTCATCGGAATAACCAAGTTCAAGATTTACGAGGTCTTCATAATCAACACCAAGAAAACGCTTGGCGAAATATTCATAATCATCGTGAAGTAGATAAGAAAATTTAGCCATTAGAACCTCCTCACTGGTTGATTGCTTTGAACTTATGTAGTATAGCAGAGAAGCGGTGCGAAGTCAAGGCGACTGTGCCGGTTCAAAAAGCGACACAAGGGCAAACCCTTATACGTCAAACACTTTCTCTGCGAGTATGAGTTGGTCTAGGGTGGTTTGTTCCCATTCTTCAAGATTCTCCATTCCTTTAATGAAGTTATAGGTCTCTAGCCAGCCATTACTCACAGAAAGAAGAAAATCAAATCTATCCATATTGTAATACTCAAATTGAAAGGTCATTGGTTTTTTCAAAGAAAGGAACATAGTTGATATCATATTCTTCCCGAAGGAAAATACGAACATTCTCTAGGATATCTATATGCCCGTTTTCGGTAATAAGGTCCATCACAATATTCAGTTGATTAGGTGAAAGTGGAATGGAGTAGAATTCATCTTGATAAAGTTCAGCTGGGCTCATTTTAAGAATTTCAGTGTAAAGGTCAATCATCTAATACTACCTCATAATTTTGTTCCATATATTCTGTAGACCAAGATATCAATTTACCTATACTAACAACTGCTCCAACGTTGCCCATTAAACTATCTAAAATTCTAAATGTGATGTTAGATGTACCTTTATACATTTCATACACATACTCATCTGATTCTAAATTTGAAACAATCATTAGTTCTTTGATAGTATGGTTCCCTTTATCCCTCCAAATAGACCCAGGTTTAAATTTGGCTTTTCGGAGTTCATATTTTTGAAAAAGTGATAGAGTCATTATTCAAGTATTCAGAAGTTCTTGCATTTCTTGGTCTCGTTTTTTCTTACGACGTTCCTCTTGAATCAGGAATTGAAGTTGTAGAATATCTTCGTGAAGTGTCTCTGCTTCATCATAAAGATTATCATATTCATAAGAACTGGTGCATTTCTTCAAACGCTTTTGAATCTTATCAAATCTTTTCTTTTCAGACTTGAGTTCGGTTTCCAGTTCTTTAATTGACTTAATGACTTCCATAATAGTGTTTAGATTTGACTTATTTAGATAATATTACTTACGAACAGGTGAGTTGAAATATGCACGGAAAACCGAAACAACAATAACGGCAGTGCTTACAACTCCAACCATTCCAAGAGCAGTAACCGAATTGCCGTAATCAAAGCCGAGAGTAGAAACTTCCATAATGTGGGGAGGTTGGTTGACTTAAACAGTATAGGGTAAAAGGGGCTCAAACGGGAGTCTAGTGTGCCGGTTCAACAACTGGCCCAAGGTAGACCGCATTATGCATAAACTGTGTAATAAACATTGAAGAACCTAATTTATCACAAACGTAATAATAATATACTGTAGTAGATGTAATTCCTGTTACAGTAATCTCATTATATCTATAAGGTGGACCACTCCATCTCCAGTGAGAACCTATTTGGATTTTACTCTTAAGTTTTCGTTGTTTTTCGTATTCGGTAAATAAGCTCATAAGAAAAAAGAGAGGGCATCAACCCTCACTCACAACAGCATCAGGGACATTCACTCCAACAGCACGAAGACGCTCATCTACACGAGCATTGATGAATTCAGAGATATCGTTATCAATCTTCTCCATTACGAGAAATGCAACCTCTTGATACATACCTTGACCGTATTCGTGGCGAATGTGATCAACCAGAGTAGATTTGAAATCACGGCTCTCCATATGATTGATGACTTTAGCATCAATATCTACGGTTTGAAGAACTTGCTCCTTACGAGTTTGAACTTCTTCCATCAGATAGTTCAGAGCAGTCAGAAGATTATCAAAACGAACAAGATTATCGTTGACGGTAAGAGTGTCGGTAGCCATAGTTAGTTTCCTCTTGGTTGGTTCTTAAGCAGTGTAGGGTGAATTGATGAAAAATGGGGATTATATGTGCCGGAACAAAAACTGTCCTCCCCAGCACATACAACATCAAGAAACAGAAGTCTTCATATTACGAAGATTGAAGAACATAGAACTTTGCTCTCGCACAATCTGACCGTCCAGAAGATTCTGAATCACCATCAGGTTTTCTTTAATATTCAAAGTTTGATTATTCATTTAGATGTCGTCAGTCATAATTGGTTTATTACAAAGGTAATGTAGCAGAAACTGAAGCAGGTTGGGGGTAGTAGAGGACAGTTCAAAAACTGTCCTCTAGAGATAACTTTATTCTTTTTGATGTATCTATACCCCTTGCTTTTTGGTATGAAGTTAAACCTCCAGGATTGGAGATATATCCAGTAATTAGACATTTCCATTTTTGAGAATTTACTTTTTTAATATTTTCTCTCAATTGTTCTTTACTTACAGTAGAAATTCCTAATCCAAGTTCATAAACTTTTTTGCCGTGCTCCTTCATTTGCTCTTTAGTCCTTGCGTGAACTCCCACTCCAAGTTCATATGCTTTTTCTCCCCCAATTTTAGCAATTTCTATTCTTTCATCAGGGGAATGTGCGTGAATTCCAATACCAAGATGATAAGTATTACTACCATTTATTTTACCTTGTTCTTGCATCTGTTCTTTAGTCCTTGCGTGAATACCCAATCCAAGTTCATATGCTTTTTTACCAGATTGTTTACTATTCTCTATTATTTGTTCTTTAGTCCTTGCGTGAACTCCCACTCCAAGTTCATATGCTTTTTTACCATTTAATCTACATATAGATAATGAAATAGTGCCGCCAACATTTTCATTTAGACAAAATTTATCTGTATTATAGAATGGGTTGATTAATTTTTTTTCTATTTGTTGCGCCATTAACCATCCTTCAGGGGTGTAATCAAATACTTCAAGTATTTGCTTTTTTGGTTCATATAAATCCCAACACCATTTATGTGTTATAGGGGACCCCCAATATTCTTCATTAAATCGTTTTTCTTTATGAACTCCGTAATAGTAATAAGGGGCATCAATAAAAGTAATTTTATACGTATAGATACGAGGATGCATAGTTCTGCTCTTAAACTGGGTTGCATTATTATTTATATTAAAAAGGGGGGAATATGCCCCCCTAACCTGAAAAGTGCAACCCAGTCAGGCATCTTTATTTATTAAGATACCGAAGTCTTCATATTACGAAGATTGAAGAACATAGCACTCTGTAATGCATTTAGTTGGTCGTCAAGAAGATTTTGAATCACTGATAGAGTAATTGCAGCACATAGAAAGTTAGCAGAAATCAACTGTGGACGAGAAGGAGCGTGAAGCGCACAAGAACCTTTGTGTGGAATACTATCTTGAGGAGTTTCAATGTTGGGATAAGCCAGAGCTGGGTTCATTCCAATCGTAGTTCCATTGATACGACCCCACCAAAGAGCTTGACCTTTCACTTCTTCAATACCATCAGAATTACCTGGAGTAATGAAGAAGAAATCCTTCTCTTTACAAGTGCTTTCAATCGCATTGATGATTGCGAGACGAGTCGCATCATTATCTACGCAAGCAACAATCATCGGACAAGCAGAGTTCCGAAGCAGAGGAATAAAGGTGGAGGTGGAGATGAAGTCTTCCTTGCTAATCACGTTATCAAGGCCTTGATAAGCACAAAAGTCTTGCATTGCGCGAGCTTTGTTAAGGCCAACTTGAGAAGGAGCAACAATCTGACGAGTCATATTCTTTTCTTCATACTCATCACCATCAATCACCATCAAACTAGAGGTTTGAGTGGATTGATGATAAGCAAGAAGACGAGAAAGAGCAGGAATAAGATGACCGCCAGAGCCACCAGAACCAATCACAAAAGTTTTATCAGGAGCGAAAGCCATAAATGTGGAATGTGTGCGTGGGGGTTTACTTGACTATGATAGCAGATATGGGAGCTGAAACGGGAATATAGTGGACGGTTGAATTACCGTCCACTGATACACCTTAGACCTGACCTACAAGAAGACCATCCATAGATACAAACCAATTACGATTTACAGCATCGGACATAGTTTGATACCCAGTAAAGTGAGAACCATCACGTTCAAACTCAACTTCTTTAAGAGGAATCATCATAACGTGAGGAGCTTCTGGAAGAGAATTGAAACCAGCACTCAAAAGAGTAAAGAATGCTGGAATGTTCTGCTCTGCATCTACAAAAAGAATTGCATCTACATCCTGCCCATCGCAAAGGTAAGTATCATCACACCTATTATGGAAGTTGTCCAAGGCAACACTAGTCCTAGTGCGTTCACAGTTATGCTCAAATGCATCAATTGAAGTTAAATCATTATTGAAAGGAGTTGTAGTATAACTGGATACAATCAAACGGAGATTATCAGGTCGGTCATTACTACCCCAACAGATACCTTCTGGATGATCCGAAGAACCAAAAACATTAGTAGCCATTCTAACGTCGGTTGCATAAATGCGACCATTGATAATCTTACCAGCTTGAAGATATGCACTATCACTCAACCGTTCAAAACGAGGAGGTACTCCAATATGATTAAGAGAGATTTTGAATACCATTGGAGCAATAATAAGGTTAAAATCCTCGTCTTCTACTTCATATCCATAGTGACAACTTTGGCCGCTATAACCTTCATCATAAACATTACAATAACCGTGATACCCTCCAGGAACAGAATCCCAATCAATTTCACCGTCTTCATCTTCATACTCATTAAGGAAGTCAGAACAATTTCGTTCACACCCTTCACAATGGTTGTGATAGAAATCATCATTCGTAGCTTTTCTTTCTTGATTGATGGTATGAAAACCATCACGCATCCAGGCAGAAATAGTTAGAGTATCATCTGCATCATAGGAAATGAATTGAGAATTCCTAGGAAGAAGATGAATTTGAGCTGAAGGTGGTTGAGTTGGGAAAATTGCAGACATTGTTTGAGTTTCTTTGGCTTGTTCCATTGTAGCAGTCATACGTCCTCATAAAGTGAAAAAGGGGGACACTTGAAAAAGCGTCCCCATTAGGATTATCAACCAGCGTAGGTTTCAATGTTGATAGCAATACCTGCCTCAACATCATTGAGATGGTCCCTCAAAGAATCTGCGAAAAGACAGAGCTTATTCACATCATCTTGATTTTGATTGATGTAATCAGAGATGAGGTCTTCAATCTCCCACATCATTACAGCAGTTCCAGTGCGAGTATAAGTTTTAGCACTGGAGTAGGTTCCATCACTATAGAAGTGTGGGTCACAATAGTCATCTGTAGTATCCCCATACGCTTGTCGCATCCACTCTTGATAAGAGTTGGTAACGTCATCATCTTTGGAAACTTTCTTCTTCCAAGGAACGATAGAACCAGCGTGAGTAGACTTATAGGTAGAGGTATGGACTGGAGTGGTATAATCCACATAGTCAATCACTTTAGGGTGAAACTCTACACCTGAAACTGGCGTAGCATCAATCAAATCGGTAAATGGAACTTCAAACCGACGACCACTACCTACAACAGAAGCTGCAATGGTATACTTAAGCCCACTTACATTGATTCCACCTACAACCAAGTGAATACCAGGGTCGCCAAGCTCATACTTATCATCAATTCCAGAGAAAAAAGATGGCATGGTATTGTGAGAATGACTAGATCCAACAGGAATCCAGCCATCAGGAGGATATTGAGTGATTTCTTCTCCAGTTTCAATATCAATTGCGACATCAAAGCTATCTACCCGCACAGAGGCACCAGACACCTTTTGACGGGGAACTAGCATACGATACTTGGAAGCATCTTCTACTGAACGAAGAATACGGATTGAAACTTCTACGGAACTGGTGACTTTATCTACATAATAGAAACAAAGTTTAACCCAACGAGTCCAAAGTTCTGCGGGAAGTTTGTGAATACCAGGATTCAGATTAAAGGTTTTGAGATTCTCGTCGTCAATTACAACATTGGCGTCAGGGTCATCAGTTGGGCGAAGATACGAACCCCAGGTTCCATTATAGACTTCCCATACACCATCACGGCGAGTGCGAAGAACACTAGGAACTTCTGGCTCCACAGTGTCTACTTCAACTTCTTGAATTTCTACAGTTTCTTGGAGTTCTTGGAGTTCTTGAATTTCAGTAGACATAATTGATAGATTTAGTTAAGGACAGGTTGATAAAAAAGAACCCAAGTTTCCAAAACTCGCATTTGGAAACTTGGGTAGTGGTGAGGCTATACGGGCTCAACCCAGCCCTTTTGACTCCGAACTCACAGCACCTCTCACAGTTTCTCCAGGGCGAACCACAGTATCACCGGAAACTGCTTCACCGTTCAGAACATAACGGTTGATACGAGCAACATCACCACCAAGCGAAGCGCCATACTCTGTGAACAGTTGGCTAACAGTCTTGCTGCGGTATTGATCGGGAGCCAGGGTGAGCGAATCCTCATTCAGGATAAGGGTCACGGAAGCAGACTGGTCTTGGGTGCGGACTTGGGTAAAGAAAGACATAGTTTTTAAACTCACTAATAAAGGACAAAGTTGAAAGCGAAGCGTGAAGCGCCTCACCGACCCCAATACAATAGCAGATGAACGCATCGTTTGGGGCGTGTAGTGGACGGCTTGAAAAGCGGCACACGAGGTAAGATTGAGAAGAACTTAATCTTCATCTCTCTCACCGACCTAACTACCATAGCCTGTATTGGCTGGGTTTGGGCTGAATAGTGGACGGTTCAAAAACCGGCACATCAGGGTAGTTGAGACTAGGCTAATCTAACTACCTAATTAAATTTAAGTTATTCTTCCATTGGATTATAATGTCGAAGAAGCCATTCTATGGTATCATTACCAGATAAAGTAAGATTATTCCAAGTTCCATTTATTGTTCCTCTTGAAAGATTTACTGAAGATATAACAACAGTATAACCACATTCGCTACCTTTCCATACACTTCCGGGTTGAATTTGTTTATAGCGATTTCGTTTCTTTTCATATAATTGAAAGTAGCTCATTCTAGTGAGTCCTCACAAGGTTCATATATATCAAGAAGATATAAATTACTTAAATAAATTGGGAGATATTGAAGTCCACCCCTCACTAATGATACCTTATCCTCCAAATTTGTAGAGATTATTCTTAATTTAACCCCAGGCACTCCTTTACACCTCCATATAGACCCTGGCTTAAGCTGTTTATACTTTGCCTTATTAGCCTCATATAATTGAAATAAGCTCATTTCTCAACTTCCCAATTATCATCACCTTTAAGTTTCATCCAAAAGCTATAATCTGCTTTAATTGGTTTGAGATGATACATAGTTTGATTTGTTTCTAGAAGTTCACAAGATTGAAGCCCAAGCATTGAATATTCAAATAGTTCTACTGCCTCTGGAGTTATGGGTTTAATCGTGATAAATTTCTTTTTAATTTTCATTTACAAGGCTCCAATCGGATTGTTCGGTTTCAGTCAAAGTTTCAAAGTAATCCTCATAGAATTCAAAGAATTCATCTTCTTCAACTTGAGGAAGTTCTATAAATGAGTAAGTCATTCATTGAAATAGAAAGACCTCTTGACTCTACCACAAGTCAAGAGGTCTTTTGAGTATAATGGGCCAGTTCAAAAAGTGGCTCAAAACTGATGAATAGTTCTAGAGTTCACATCATAGACGGACAATAATCCATTCACATCACCACAACACGAATCAAGAACTAATGATTTGTTCTCTAGATTGGTATAGATGGTCTTGTAATGCCCTGATACTCGCACAAAACTATTCTCACTATTATTCAACTCCCACCAATTCACTCTGCTCTTTTTAGAGTCCTGAAGACCATAAAGAAATTCGTGCTTATGATGACGAGTAATAGCTTTCACAAGGTATTGTTCGGTATAGTCTTGAATCTGAACTTCAGAACTAAAATAGGCGTGAGCACAACGAAATTCAATTCCATACTCATCACGAAATACAATACCAAAAGCCTGACGAATTAACCATTCATACAAGTCAGATAAAGATACATCTTTTTCTACTAGGTCTTCTAGAGTTTTATCTAGCCCATTATTTAACTCAACTTTATTTCCTTTGAAATAACGAATGAGTTTGTCTTGATGATTACTTTGAATTGTAATCGCATTTAACTCTTTCTCGGCTTGTCTTACAAGATTATAAACTGAATAGGAATCTGAATAACTATTTTTGGAATCAAAAATATCACCAAGAAAGACTACTCGTGCATTTTCAATAGTTTTGTTAATGAAATCAAGAGCACATTCAAGTTTGTTTGCTTGAGAATGAATATCCCCAATGAGTACATAGTTCATTTGTCTGGACGTTTAATGTATGTATTGTAGCATACACCCAGAAGTTTTTTGGATTATAGGGACAGTTCAAAAAGTGCCCCTCATCTACACACCACTTACCACCCAATCAAAGCCTTCATCTATTGTAGGTCTTACATAATCTTTATAATAACTTTCTAGAATATGACGAGGTGTAGCTCGCCCCCGATTGCAATTACGTTGAATAGCTTCTTCTAACTCTAGTTCAAAGTAAACTCCTATTTTAGTGTAATCCTCACACAGTTTTAACTTTTTAAGCCGAGAATAATAATTAATATTTGTTTGATCTATAATTAAACTTTCTTTTTCTTTAGTGTAAGTATAGAGTTCATTTATGAAATATTCTAATGCTTCGTGAATATAGTCATTAAAAATCTCAACATAACTTTTGTTTAATTCTTTGGCTTTATTGTCTAGCCAATTATCTGTAGACAGAATCTTAAAATGATCTAATGATGATGTGTTTTCTAGACCTCTTTTAATCCAAGTACTTTTACCACTTGCAGGACAACCACAAAGTAGAATGATAGTCGGTTTACTTGAATTCATCATCATTGTAATGTCCGTCATTTATTTAAATCACGATGTTCATCTAAAAATATAATCAACTGGTAAAGACTCTTAAAGAAGTTAATCATAAGAATTAGCTATTGTATTAAAAAAGAGGCATTTCACCTCTATAGGATTATTTGGTTGATAAGGCTAATCTAACCCCATTCTCATCATCAATCAAGCAGCGATTGCTTGTCTAGAGAAAGCGACAATGTTGTTGCCTTTTGTGTTTAGTGTCTTCTCAACAGCTCTAGTCTTTTTATCCAATCGAAAACCAGTTATACCCCAAATAAAGTGGAGTATTCGGAAGTTGAATCCGAGTCTTGAATACCAGTGTCTAAAGCCTCCTAGACAATGTATATAGTAGCACTCTTTGTGGGCTCAATCAACTTTACTGTGCCGGTTCACAAAGTGGATATCCATATACTTATACAACTAATTCCGAAAACGAGAAACATATCTAAAAGGATATGAGTATCCACATTTACCTTTTATTTGGAACATTACTATCTATGATTAAGGAATGTTAAGAAATCAAGACTTTTTAGACATTAAGTATTCTACAGTAGTTGCTACATCACTCATTGCTTCTCTTAAATTTTCTCTTTGACCTGATTCCATATCCATTGTTTCTGGGTCAGTTAAAGTCCATCTCCATTGACCCATTGCCTCGTTAAACCAAAGATTTATTTGCATTAATTATGCTGTATAATTATTTTTATTTATTAAAGCCCTATAACAGAATTGAACTGTTCTTTCTAGAGTACAAAACTAGCACATCGCCACAATGCTTATAGGGCGAACTAAAATTAATCAACAGGTAAACATTCAGGATTTTCGTAATCTAATACGTGCATTAGAGGATGAGCATCTTCTAGTCCAAGATAGATTGAACTTAAATAAATATCGTCATCTGTATATCTATTATTTTCAGATGCTTCAATTATGATTTCAGGGTCATCTTGTATAACTTGAGGAAGTTCATCAAAGGTGTAAGGCATTTCCTGAATGAAATACATTTTTACAATAAAACTTTCACTTGAAGTATCAATCCAACGATAACCAATATTGAGTTTGTATTTCATCTGTTGAATACTTAACCTTTCAACTATTTATTTAATTTAGTTGGTTAATAGGCGTGGTCGGTTTCGAACCGACACTGGATTGATTTTAAGTCAATTTTCTCTGCCGTTGGAATACACGCCCTTAAGAACCAACTAAACTATCATACATCAATCATTAAAGCTCGTCAAGTGTTAAAGGCCGGTGAGGTATCATCCCTAACGGGTCAGGTGCGTCTGTTGCTGATGTTAAGGTTCCCATTCTCCGTTTGCTTTCCTTACCTTCAGTCATTAAAACTCATAAGTTGGTGGATGATACTTAAGAAACTCACGAAAAGTCATCTTCATTTCTTTTAAAGTCATTCCACAATGGGCTGCAGCATTTGGTAGATTCATTGAAGAATTAAAAAGAGCTTCATTTGCTTCATTTACGTTTTGTGGGGTAGTTTTAACCATTAATAAATCCACGAAGGTTTCCTTTCAGGTGCGTTGTTGTAATCATCTCTTACCCACTCTTTAGATAGTATATATCTTTTGTAAGCAGTAAAAGTATCAATAGTTCTATCTAGCTTGTAATTATCAGGCATAGCTCTCACAAAAGGAGTTATCTTACTGATATCACCATTAGGAAATATCTTTTGTGCTTCTAGTAGTGTAAGATAACAAGCGTGAGGCTTATGAAACCTGTGTTTAAATTCTTTACAGAGTTCTAGCCCGTGTTGAATTAACCAATTTGAATTCTCTATTGTTTTTGCTCCCCATTTAACGCAAGGATGATTACGAAAAGCTCCTTTTTCGGTTTTGTATGGAGTTCCATCTTTTTTAGGAAGAGTTCCGTAATTATGATACCATTTGGATGCGATGATTGCAAGCATTTGGCAGCTCTCAAGAGGCATTTTCACCACTAATTTGTCAGGAAGTGTAGTAGCACTTTCTTTAGGGCACGGTGAGGTTACAAAAATGTTAATGGTAGGCTCCTCAACTCATTACAAATAAAATTGGAGGCAGGGGTAGGATTTGCACCTACGCTCTCTAGGTTATGAGCCTAGCGTCTTACTGCTTGACTACCCTGCGATGTGTAAGGAAACTTATTCGTTTCCAACTTTTTTTAATCTTTTTCTTACTGCATTATCACTAACTCCAAATAATCTTCCTGTTGCGGTATAACCATTAGTTAAAACAAGATTTAGTAGTTCATCATTATTAGGCCATTTGGCAACTTCTCTACTTTTAGTAGAACATTTTACTGAACAAAATTTTTGTTTAATTGTAGTTAATTTTCCACATTGTTTACAGGGATGTTTTGGTTTTTCAGGATAAGGTTTATCAGAAAAATTTTCATCAAATTTAATAACATCATCAGGAATAGAAGTTGTTTTTGCGTGAATTTCTCTATGACAATTAGAGCAAACACAAATACACTTTTTAAGTTCTTCAACAAATACTTGTCTATTTGCTACAGATGCTGATACTGGAAAGTCTTTTTGTGATGGGTCAATGTGATGAAACTCTAATGCTTCAATACATTTATCATACCCACAAATTCCACATTTACCACCAAAAGCATCTACTGCCCATATTTTTCGTCTTTGACGAAATTCTACAACTCGTTTGCCCGACATTCTAACCTCTAATTTATTATTATTTATATAAGTTAGAGGTTAGAAACTCCATACCTAGGTACTGCCCCTAGCTACTTTCGGTTAACAGCCGAATCCGTTCGCTTGCTCGGTCGTATGGAATACAAGTGGTAGGTGAGGAAGACATTACCTTGCGCTTCCTTCTTTACTTCTTCCAGCAGTATTATTTTCAACTCCAAGAAGGGGTATTTGGCACCTACAAAAGTGTTAAGGGCTTTAGTGTCGTCTAGTCCCTTTGCATCTGTGCTATCCTTAAATTTGGATAGTACGCACACCTCGTCGTTTCCGAGTTCAGATGCTTCCCCACTCATTTAATCTAATGAGTAAATCTAATAATGGAATTCACCTTCTATGCTTGCTACCCTGACTTGATCAGAATCTAGTTTCGCACATCTTCCAACTTTCTGCACCGTGAATACAGTCCGTTAGAGGTCTTTCGACACAACTACCAACTTTCGTTAATAGCGTTAGGGGCTTCAGTTTCATCCATCGCAGTTTACCTAATATACCACCCGAAGGAACGATATACGGTGCTTTCACGGCGAATCCTGTTAATTGGATATTTCCGTCCTATTTCTGGGATAACTACTGTAATCCCCAGTCATATAAGAAGCATTCACTATTGGCGTTGTGCTCACTCTTATGTGCTACTTACGGTATCTGCTCCCGCCAAGGAGAATTAACCGATAGAAGACTGGTGGAGTTGGAAGGGCAATCACCCGTATTCTCCATCTTCCTTTCCCTTATACATCCGAAGATGTCTGACCCTCATAGATTAGAAGTCAGTTTTCTAAGTTCTTTTCAAACTTAGGGGAGGGACAATCCCAATTTTGTTTATGTGGTTGTGTGTTTGTCTGTAAAATTAGAAATGAATTGCTTCACTGCCTCTCTCACCGACCTAACTAACATACCACAGCCAACCCCGTAAGTCAAGTGTGATATGCCAGTTCAAAAAGTGTCTCTTTAATTAAAGTGAAACTTCTTCTAAAACTTTAGAATTATTAAATTCTATTGCTTCAGTAGCTAAAAGTATAGCGTCTTTATTTATATCAGAAGTAATGCAATTTCTATCATTTAATTGTGATGCAATTGCAGTTGTTCCACTTCCACAAAATGGATCAAATACCCAGCCATTTGGAGGACAAGATGATACCACAATCCTTTCAAGTAATTTTAAAGGTTTTTGTGTTGGATATTTCCTTTTGTTAGTTTCACTACGAGAGATGTAATGTACATCATCCCATAGGTTTTGAACTGGAACTCCTTTATTATCTTCAAGATATATTTTTTTATAAATTGTATTTTTACCGTAGTGAAGTAAATTATGACTATCCAATTCTGTTAACATTTCTTCCGAAATTCTGAATCCATACTCCGGCACATATCCTTTAAAATCAAATACTCTACAGGGTCTACTTTTTTCACCTGTAACTTTTGCTAGAGCGTAATAACCTCTTGAATCAAGATTCTTGAAGCTATTACGTTTATATTTCGCATCTAAATCTGTGTATTCAACTTTGAAATAAGGATTGCCTTTGCGAAGGACCATAATACTATCTACAATATTTCCCCAACCATTTTTGATGTTATTCTTTGGTCCACTTCTTTTCCAGGAGATATTTGTATAGAAAGCATCTCTAATTTCAGTGTTGACTTTGCTTAATACAAGAGCATTTCCAATGAAGTTATTATGAAGATAAATCCAACCATTTTTATTTAATTTTTTCCAGGATTCATTGATGATATGAGAATACCAATCAATGTAATCATCAAAAGAGGACCAAGTATCACTAAATCCTTTTTCTATACCATCACTCTCCAACATCATAAAATCACGCTGAAGTCCAAATGGAGGGTCCATATAAATTAGATCAAATGTCTGATCTAATTCATTCATTCGTTCTGCGTTTTGTTGGAGTATTGTGATGGTCATAGATTTTTATATTGGTAGATGTGAACGTGGACAATGTAAGATCAGTAAGTGATCTCCCTAGGATTAACGGATTTTAGTAGATTGCCCACCCTATCTTGCTGAAGTTTAATTACAACTGAAGAGTTTGTGTTTGCCTCACTGACTCCCAAAAATGCGCGGGTTCCATTATTATTCGTTACACGAAGTCTAATATCTGTAGGATAATGATTTCCATTAAAATCTTCAAAATAAATCATACGAGACAGAGGTGCATCACCTTCCAAATATGCAGTAAATCCCTTTTTTACATACTCAAAAACGGGATGGCGATTCGCGTCATAAATGAAAATTTTCTTTTTTGCAATATCGTTCACGGCAATATGAAAGTCAAAGCAAGCATCAATCAATCCCTTATTCAACACTTTAATGATATTTTCGGAAGTAAGGTAATCAAAACTGGCTGTACGAAGGGCATTAAATTTTTGTTCAACCAGTGATTGGAACTCAATATCCTCACGAATTGATTTAGGAAGTTGACGAAGTTCTTTTATTTGATCAAGAAATTCATCAAAAACATTTCCAAGCAAGCCATCAGTAACTACACTAGAAAGATTTGCCCAGTCGTGAGTCCCACTATTAGTGTTTTTCATCCTCTTCATGCTAAGATGCTGAGAACCAGAAATAGCATCTTGCTTTCGGTTGCCACCAAGAACTACGACTTCAAAAGGATAAGCCTTTTTCTCATTCAAGATCTTAGCCGTGTTGTGTTCATTCTCTTTACCTTCATGATGAGATTTACCAGTTGTATCGTAACCAGGAACACCTTTCATTTGATTAATCTTTGTGATGTATAAGGGGGGAAGTGCTCCATCTTTTATGGGGCTATGTGTTGGACCCTCATACCATACCACTAGGGCAGCGTCACCGTCAAGGGTGCTGTGCCAGTTCCACATTTGGCACAGCCTGTAGACTTAAATGGCTTAGGCTTTAATTCAGAAAGTTCTTTCTTGAGTTCTATAACTTGAAAACTCAATTGATTTAATATATTTTTAATTTCATCAAGTTCTTCGTGAATATCTTGATGATGAAATCTTAGCGGTCCTTGGATGAGTTCTTTCAATTTCTTTTTCTTCATTGTAGATATGAACGTAATTTGTAAACATTAACACCGTGAGCTTCCATTAAATCTTGAACCAGATTTGCAGTTGCATAACTTCTTTGCTTTTCTGCTTCTTCAGAAATATCTTTAAACATTTCAATAAGTTTTTCATTATCAGCTAAAAGTTGTTCTACCATTCCTTTCGCATCAATCACTTGATTACCATTAGCTGGTCCTTCAATTGAAGATACTTCAACCATTCTAGTCATTGTAGATACAGGACGAATGTTTAAGTATCTCATATGTTCGGAGATTCTATCTATCTCTTCAAACATTGCTTCGTATTGTCCGCCAAGCAACTCGTGAAGTTGTGGGAAATCAGTTCCGTGAACATTCCAATGATAATTCCAAGTCTTTTGAAATAATACAAATAGAGATGCTTGAGTATCAGATAATAGTTTATATAATTTTTCCATTGTAATCTTTTTTATTATTTATATATTAATATATCAAGCCATCCATACCATCATTCAAGCTATCCCAAAAATAAAAGAGATAATCATCTTGACGTTCTTGTTCGGTATAATTTACATAAAGTGGGTCATTATACTGATTACCCATAATATCCGCCCAAATTCTAAATGAATAGGCTACATTACTCCATCCATATTCAATTCCCCAAATTAAATCTTTCACCTTTTGAAACATAATTAAACTCCTGAATTTTTCCCAATTTTAGATGAATTCTACATTCCGGCCATTCAGCCCAATCACCATCCCAGCTTGATGGGTATACAATAACATAATCAGTTAAATAAACTGGAGATACTTTTCCGTGTTTTCCATTTGGAACATAAGTGAATGGAGGATTCCACCAATTAGGTTTATCTAAAGGTAGAGGAGGAGTCTCCACAATATCGTGAGTGTCTCTATAATCCGTTACAAAGAGTTGTCCTGATGAGTCAATCCAGTAATGGCTTAGCGTTCCACCCAAACCTCTTTCCATATCTTTGGTATGAAGTTCTATATCAGTAAAGTGTTCTCCTAGATTATACGATGAGCGTAAATAGTCAAACATCGACACGACTTAAAAACCTCCATAATATTATAATGGGCGATACTGGATTTGAACCAGTGGCCGTCTCCGTGTAGGGGAGCTGCGCTACCTCTGCGCCAATCGCCCTTAATTAAATTTGCTATAATTATAGCAACGGAAAATAATAGAATCGAACTATCAGAGTTTCCCCTGGCATCGTTTTCAAGACGATTTACGGACCATCCGTGCTATTTTCCATATTTTGAGTTTCCTAAATGTTTTGTATAATGACAGTTAGGACATAGCAATTCTAAATTACTATTATCATCAGTTCCACCTTTACATCTTTCAATTATATGATGGACTTGAAGAATATTATAATTTTCATTACCACATTCTTCACAAATACCACCTCTAATTTTAGAAAGATTTTCTTTTAAAACTTTTGATTTATTGGCTTTGTTATTTTTATTTAGTCCATCATATTTTATTCCATTCCTATTTTTATTAGAACAAGTTCTGGAACAAGTTTTAGATTTACCAAAAATTATTTTACCACAAATAGGACAAGATTTTTCATTTTTTCTACTGTGTTTTCCGGTGCAAGATTTACTACAAAATACCAAACCACTTTCTATTTGGCTAGGTCTTCTGTAAATTTCCTTACCGCAATGACCACAAGAACAATTTGGTTTTCTATTTTCCATAGTGGTTTAATGATATGATATGAAATATTTATACAGATAAACCGGACTCCGCCAATCTTCCATTAGATGGCTATAACTTATTTAGCAGTTATAGTCAATACCCGATATAGGATTTAAACCTATGACTTCTTGTTCCGTAAACGAGCACTCTATTCGCTGAGTTAATCGGGCTGGCGCGTGAATAAGGACTTGAACCTTAACTAAAAATTTTGGAGATTTTCGTGCTACCAATTACACTATTCACACATAAAAATTGGATATAAAATCCAAATGCCCCACCCCAGACTTGAACTGAGAATCCGAAGAAATAGATTCTAAATCTATCGCGTTTACCAATTTCGCCAGTGAGGCATATCCTTTTATATAGCTTAAAGCTAATTTAGGAGAAAGTCAAGAGCTTGTCCTGACCACCTTTATATAGTATCACAGTTACGCCCCCGTTTGGGGGATTAGGTAGACGGTTCAAAAACCGTCTCACACGTCATATGGAATGTAAACAGTTCCATATTTTCCAAATACATCTACAAATTTATCAAGATTACTTCCAAGATAAACAATAGCAGATTGAAATGGAGAAGCACTTTTACTATCACCAAATTTTAATCTTGTATTAATTGCAAGCCAAGGATACATTGATACTGAACTCCACCATTTTGTAGAGATATCTAATTTAATTAAAAGAATTAGCTCTTTTGCATTTCCACATTCATATTGTTGAACTGCATAAGGAATCCATAACTTACTTTCACTATAAGGATGATTCATAAAGACACTTTCTGCATCCCATTCGTGAGCTAACCCATTTGTTTCCTCTGTATATACTTTTCGTGCAGGAACATTTGGATTATCCTCACTATTAGAACAGGGATCTAATTCTAGATTATGATTAAAAAACTCCAAAACATCATTCACAATATGCTTTGGAGTGTTCCAACAATCGTGACGATTTCCTGTGGTTGCAGTGAGAGCTTTAAGTGATAGTGAAGACATTTATTATGAGTATAGAGTTATAAAATCTTGATGTGAAATAATAGTAACATCAGGAGCAATCAATTTCATCCTTTTACGGAATCTTTCAGAAAGATACTCTTCTTTCCACTTCCATCCATTCTCCCCATTAAGAACAATGATTGCAGCATCATATCCATAATCATCAATTGCATCTTGCAATTTCATACATTCAAATGGAACCTTTTCCTCTGCAGTTCCATCAGAATTTTGATGTTTTAGACTTACTAGAGTTCCACCTTTATGAAGTGAATCTGGAGTTTTTCTTTTCTTTTTATATACTACTTCACCATCAAACATTAAGTCAACAATATGAACTCCCCCATTTCGCTTTTTTCCAATCACAACCTGAGAATGAAAATTTTTAATATGATTTTCTGTTAGAAAATTATAAATCTGAGTTTCATAGTTAGTTCCAGTTGTAGTGTTCCTAGGTGCAGTTGTCGTCATAAGAACCTCAAGTACTCAACTATGATAGCAGGTAGTTGAGGACGATTGTGAGTATTGTAGACGGTTCAAAAAGCGGCACATCATCTAATAATTATTACTTTCCTTTTGGTGTTAGACTCATACGTCTACGAGATGAACGTAATCTTCCAGCTCTTTTTCCTCCACCTAAACTTGCCCTAATGAAAACAGGATTAGAAACATTTCTAACTTCCTTTGTTAAATCTTGCACTTCATTTCCAACTAAACCTAATCGTGCAGATTTACTTCTTCCATATTTACCTTCTCCAGTTTTAGCTTCTGATCCAACGTGCCTCGCAATATCTGGATATTCTGTGTGTAAAGCCATTAATCTTTTATGCGCAGCTCTTTTTAATGCTTGTTGTCTTTTAGGAGTAGCTCTAGGGCTAGACATACGACCTAATGCTCTAGTGACTTTACTAATTTTGGAACCGACCGACGATTTCATTGCTTCAACTTCTTCTTTTGATTTACCACTTTTACGCATTTCCTTTCCAAGAGTTTTTGCAGCTTGGTTGTAAGTTGCATTTGATTCTTTAGGACTAGATGATAATGTTTGAGAAGCTTTACTTTGCTTCTTACTTATACGAACAGAATACTTTGGATTATTTGGATCATAAATTTCCAAATCTGTTTTTGGTTTATCTACATTTTTACCAGTCTGACTAGTCCAATATTTTGTAACTGGTGCGTCTATATTACCAGTAACTCTCATAGGTAATCCTTTTTTCGCAGAAGACCCAGCCCTTCGCTCTGAAGTCGCCAATGAATGAGTTGACCTTACAGCTTTAGATAGTTGTATATGATACGAAGGTGAATGCTGTTGAGTTCTTCTTCCTCCAGAAAATCCACTATGAGAAGCTTGACTAAAATGTAAGGGATGTTCCTTATCCCTCTTTGCTTTTTTTACTTCACTTCTCATATGACTAAGTGCATCATCGTGCTCACCTGCTGCAAGATGTTTTTGGAATTTTTCATCTTTGGTAAAGTGATTCCACAAATGTGCTACTGCGTGCTCATCATTATAAGTTGCCTTCCCCCTTTGTCTTTCAGACTCTACAAGAAATTCTTTAAATAACTTCATCTAAACTATAAGTATTTCTAGTATTTATATCACACCCATATTAGTTAATTCCTTCTCACCCTATTTGCTGCATTTATTCTTGCTTGTAATTTTGGTAATGTTCTTTCAACTTTATTGTATTTCTTTTTTTATTGGAGGTGGAACATTACGAGAACCTATCTTCCGAGGAGGTGGAACATTACGAGAACCTATCTTCCGAGGAGGTGAAACATTACGTGTTGAAGAATTAGAAGTTTGTTCTTTGGGTTTTGGTTTTTCTGGAGGAAGCCCAGTAATTCTATCATATGCTCTCTTCATTCTTTCTGCAGGTTTACCTTGAACATTACCTATCGCTGAATCCAAATTTTTGATAAATTCTTTAGTATCATTTGCAGTATGCCTAATCGCACCAGCTCTTGTAAGCTTACTTCCAGGTTCTCCTCTTTTAGGTGGAGTGTCTCCTTTTTGCTCATTAGATTTAGCAGTTCTTGTCTCTAGATTTTTAGCAGAATGTGCTGGAGTTATTTTATAAAATCTTTCTTGATTTTCTGGTCTTCTTTGGTTTTGAGAAAGTGGCTGAATATGGTCTAAGTGTTGAGGAATCCCTGTCCGCTCCTGTCTACTCTTTGTTTGTGTCTCTTTTTGTGCGATTGCGCGGTCCTCACGATGCTTAGCAATATCCGCAAACTCTTTTGGATTTTTGATAAGATTTCTTTTTGCGTGACTTTCAAAATCTTTCGTCGTTAAGGGGTTTTTTCTTTCCTCTCTTCTTGCTTGAGACTTTTTCTTCTGTTCTGTAGTAGTAATAAACCATCCTTTTCCAGATATATGGCCTTTTATTTTTCCTGCTGGCAGCTCTCCTCCGTGAGCTGCTAGTAATTCTTTTGAACTCTTGTAGTAAGCTTCTTCTAGAAATTCGCTAAAGGTTTTCATTAAACTATAAGTATTTTTAGTATTTATATAATTTCTCCAATTGCTCTTTGTTTACGCAACTTCTTTGGATTTTTAGTAATCGTTGAAGTACCTGCTAGTTCTGGAAAACTACTTGTTCTATGTGATGGTATTAAATACTTATCTCGTCTTGCTGAAGTTCTACCTGGATAATCTTCTTCATCGGTAGAACTTCTTTTTTGTGCTTTTTTTAAAAGGTTTAAATAAACTTTAATCTTCTCTGGGTCATTCCGATGAACCTTAAGTAATTCCAACGCTCTAGCTGCAAGCCTTTGCGTTGTATTAGCTTCAATTAAGAATTCCTTAAAGGTTTTCATCTAAACTATAGATATTTTATGTATTTATATAACTCCCGAGGTAGGGCTTGAACCTACAAGAATCTACATTCAAAGTGTAGTAGCTTTACCAATTTGCTCACTCGGGAATGTGTGTGGAGTCTAGGACAGGATTCAAACCTGCGGCGATTTATTAGTTTTGCAGACTAACCCCTTCGGTCACTCGGGCACCTAGACATTATAAACTACTTGGAATTTTCAGGTAGTTTATAACATTTAAATTTCTAATCTATTCTTTGCAATTTCATAATATTTTTCATTGTTTTCAATTCCAATAAAATGTCTATTTTCAAGAATACAAGCTGCTCCAGTAGTACCAGAACCCATAGCATTATCTAAAACAACCTCACCTTCATTTGTATATGTCCTTATTAAGTATCTCATAAGTTCCAATGGTTTTTGTGTAGGATGTAAACCTTTGTCCTGAGAAAATCTTAGGATAGTTTTTGGATATCTTAATCCTTCTGGATTATCTCGATGAACACTTTTTACTTTTCCATAAATTTCTCCAATATTTTTTGAATCAGATTTAAATCCAGAATAAGGAGTGGAAATCCACATTTGAGGATTATATGTTGGTTTTTTTCTATAGAAAACTAAAATATTTTCGTGAGATTTTAGGGGCATAATCTTCGCATTGAGAGGATTTGTGCCCTGTGGTTTTTCCCATATCCATTCATATTTAAAATTCTTTAAATTTGACTGAATGAGTAATGTAGTAAATGGTTGAGATGCCGTAAAAACCATTGCAGCAGATTCTTTACATATTCTATGATACTGTTCCCATAAAGGTTCAATCGGGATTATAGAATCCCAAGATGCCGCAGTTGTCCCATAAGGCAAATCACACAGAATCATATCAATTGAATTATCATCAAAGGTTGGAAGAACCTGTAAACAATCATCAAATATTAATTTCATAGATTTCTTTAAGATATTTTAATTTTACGGTGGTCCAAATTTGAGAAGACATACTTTCTACTATTTTAGATTTATACTTATCACATTCACATTTCCAACCTTTTATTTTTCCTTTATTTTTACCTTTTATGTAAAAGTCTTCATTCCAAGATTGAAGATGATAATCAAAAATAGATGAATCATAAACAATAAAATAATATTTTTTTATTTTATTCGGCCATTCTTTAGGATTTCTAGATAAAAAGAAAGTATAATCGGTTTTCAATGAAGAAAGAAAATCCAGTTTATCACTTAATTTAGAATGAGATCCTAATCGTGAACCACTAAATTTTAAGTCACTCATATTCAATATCTCTCCAGATTTATTGCAAAGCCTATTTCCAGAATTTGTAGTTTGATCTAAAAGTGACTTGTGATTGCTATCTGGAAGCCAATCACTTCCAAATCCTGACTCTATTAATGATTTAGCGCATAATTCTTCCCATTGTATAGAATTGCAAGGACTTTCATATAAATCGTGATGTTTTTTTAAAAGTTTAGTTAATGGACTTACAATGGAAGAAAACATAATAAAATTTATTTAAAAGTATATCATAAATTAATCTCAAAATCAAGATTTGAGAAAGCCCAATATCAGATTTGAACTGATGACCTATTATTTACTAAACAATTGCTCTAGACCACTGAGCTAATCGGGCGTTTGGGGTATACGACGAGATTCTAACTCGCATCAACTTCGGTCACAACGAAGTGCTTTAGACATTTAAGCTACGCATACAGTGGCTGTGGAAAGAATTGAACTTCCGACGACTTCCTTATGAGAGAAGCGTTCTACCTACTGAACTACACAACCTGGCGGTGAGTATAGGGGTCGAACCTATATGGGCTATTAACCCGAAAGTTTAGCAAACTTTTGCAATTACCATTCTGCCAACTCACCTTAAATATCCTCATAAAGAGGAATAGGAATGATCGGATTTGAACCGATGGTCTCTCCGTTATCAGCGGAGTGCATTAACCGCTATGCTACATTCCTGTGGTAGGGACAATCGGATTTGAACCGATAACACCTTGAGCTTCAATCAAGTGCTCTACCAATTGGAGCTATGTCCCCGTTTAAATGCTTCATAAAGAAGCAAGAAGCGTAGACGGGCATCGAACCCGCAAGATATCCATCTTGAAAGGATGGTGACTTTACCAATTTGTCTACTACGCCACACAGAATAATCTAAAAGAATGTTAGACTACCTGGAATATGAAGTATCTTTAGTGATACTTCAACGGCTCATAGGAGATTTGAACTCCTGTAATATGCTAGACGGGCATATGTCCTAACCACTAGACGAATGAGCCAAAATGTTTTATACTAACTATATAGTTATTATAACAACGGGAGTTCAAATGAATAACAAGAAAAAAAGTAAAATTTGGAAATTAAGCGATGAGGAACTTCAATCACTATTAAATGAGTCAAATTCATTTTCTGAAGTTCTTATAAAGTTAAATATGGACCCCAAAACTGGGAATAGGAAAACATTAAGATTACGGTTAAAAGCTTCAAACTTTGATTTCAATCTCATCAACATCAATCGAAATAAATTAAAATCTCAAAGGACAAGTCAAAATTTAAAGAATATAAAAATTCCAACAGAAAAGATTCTAATTGAAAATTCAACATATGCTAGTAATAGAGAGTTAAAAATTCGCTTAATAAGAGAAGGTTTAAAAGAATATAAGTGTACTATCTGCACTTTGCAAAATATGTGGAATAATAAACCTCTGAGTTTACAGTTAGACCATATCAATGGTATCAATAATGATAACAGAATTGAAAATTTAAGATTTTTATGTCCAAATTGTCATTCACAAACTGACACTTTTTCTGGTAGGCATCGAAAAAAGATAACCAAGTGCATTGATTGCAATAAAGTCATAAGTAAAAAATCTACAAGATGCGTCAGATGTGCAAACAATTTAAAAAATCAAATTCAAAGAAAATTTGAAATCTCAAAAGAAGAGCTAGTAAATCTTATAAGACATTATCCAATGACTAAAGTTGGAGAAATTTTAGGAGTTAGTGATAATGCAGTAAGAAAAAGATGTAGATTACTAGATGTTGATTATAAATCAATTAGGAGATGAAGAAGAAGTTTTTGAATAGGAAAACCTATCTTTGCACCTCTTTAAACTACTTTCCAGCCGCAAGCCTGCCAATTCAGGTTAGCCAGGGGTCGAGTAGAACGACCATTTCTTCTTCATCAAAAACACTCATCATACTTGTTAAGTATGATGAGGAATATGGAGATAAATCTCCAATGGAATTATCGAGCCTCGAACTCGAAACCTCTTGAATGCAAATCAAGTGCTCTACCAATTGAGCTATAACCCCTGGACCCACTTTATCTATTAAAGATATGGTAGGGTGCTCCATTTTGAGGTGCGACCTCATATCGGAGTATTCGGATTTGAACCGAAATTATTCCTGCTCCCAAAGCAGGTGCCATGACCAAGTTAGGCGATACTCCGTAAAAACCGTTTACCCGCGACGGTTAAGGAAAGATTATTTAAACCTCTATTATATAGAGGAAACGTCGGCGCCGTTTTACAAAATAATTCCTGATGAGAATGCGTCTTTCTAGGCTCTGGGGCCTAACGACTACATTCAAGTGAGAAAGAGAGGAATTGCACCTCCAACGGTTCTTATGTAACGCTTTTACAGAGCGCCGCCACACATATCTAATAGTAGCCTCTTTCTCATAAGATAAGTTTAATTACTTTCTAGGTCAAATGGGTCCGGAGATTATTTAAATAATCTTTTTTTTCTTCATCTGAAAGTTTCTGATAATGTGCCCATCTAACTCTAATAGTTTCAATATCTAATGATTTTAGATATTCATCTCTGTAAAAGTTAGACTTAATTATTCTTTTATCCACATAATGTTGTTCTCCATCTATTTCAAGAGCAATATCTCCAATACGGAAATCAATACTATAGATTGATACTTGTTGCTCTGAAATATAAGAGATTTCTTCCTTCAATAACCATTTTTCAAAATAACTTTCTGGATAAGATTGTCCTTTTGAGTAATGATTAAGTTTATAAGGAACTTTATCTGGATTTTCTTTCAAATATTTTGTTCTAGCTATGGAAAGTTTTTGTTTAGTTTCTTCTGTTAGAGGTCGTCCAGGCACAAGTTTTTGAGCCTCACTCATATTTCTAGAAACAAAATCACCTCTTTCTTTAGCTTTGGCTATGGTTGCAAATGCAACTCCATATTTTGACCTAAGTTTCTCCCAAGTCATACCTTCATCGTGGTCTTTTTGAATAAGAGACCAGTCATATCGTTTATGATATTTTGATTTGCTTTCCATAGTTTTGGTAGAGTATTTAACTTATTTAGACAAGTAAGATACTTCACCAAATGGGTCGTAGAGGAATTGAACCTCTCTCTACAGGTTAAAAGCCTGGTGCACAGCCACTATGCCAACGACCCAAATAATATGGTAAAAATATTTAATTATCAATGTGCTTTCAGTGAATGAAGCGGTGCCCCGCCTCTCCCTCACCGAGACCTAACTAACATACCCCATTTGGAGACCGTTTGGGGAAATAGTGTGCCGGTTCAAAAAGCGTCACACCGTGTAAACAAAGAAAGAGGGGGAGAGAACCTTTTAAATTCCCTCCCCCTCTTGATTTTGAATTTTAGATTAGACTTACATCTTTCCTAAATTCGCAACCAAGAGGGAGCTATCAATATATCCCTTGGCTTGGGGATACATTGGGCTAAACTCTTGAGGTTGAATATGAGTGGGGTAAGTCATTGTTAGTTAATGCGTATGTTTATTTATAAAGGTTTTTCGTAAAAACGTCAATAGTTTGACGAATATTATAAATTCTTTCAGAAGCAAAGTCTACAGAGTATCCTTTTTGATGGTCTACAAGAATATCTAGAACATTTTTTAAAGCTTCTCTTGGAATTTCAATCTTAACTGTGTCTTTCTGTTTCATTGTAGAGGACTGTGTATTTCAAATAGTATAGCAGTGAAAGAACTAAACGTCAATCTCAATCACTCATCTATAATTGCCTCCAGGGTTCCATCTTTACGATAAGAATGAATGAGTTTACCGATACTTTCTCCCAGAGAATTAGTCTCTATGATTTTAGTTTTAGTATCTTCAAATGTCTCACAATAAAAATCATAAGACTTTTCTACATTAGAAGTAAAGCAAATACCTACAACATTCTTTTCGTTATTGAATACAATTTTAGCAATTGCAGAAGAGTTTTTAATTTCAATTGTTTCCATCATAAGAGCTTTTCAGGTTCAGTAGTATCATAGCACGGTTAGACGAGCCTTCAGACTAAAAAGGGACACCTTGTGAAGTGTCCCTATTGATTATATTTTATGAATATATCAGAAATTTGGATTACGGTTAAATCTACCTTGTTCGGATTTACGTCTTCGGTCAGCTGCTAATCTTTGCTTAATAAGTTCTACAGGTGTATAACTCGTGTTTCTATATTTAGCACCTTTTACCTTTTTTGCTCCACGAGCATATCCTGCAGTAACTCCTGCTTCTCCTCCACCGTGGGGGTGGCGTCTTTGAGTTGTTGGGTCTGTAATATGTTTCCTATAAGTCTCTGGATTTCCCTGTTTTGGGTCAGGTCTCATTCCCTGTTTGCCTCTACCAAGAGCTGCATAAGGATTTAATACATCTTTATCACGTACTACTTGTAATTTTCCTTCTGGAGTTTTTAAAACCCTTTTCTTATCAGATGGAATATAAAGACCGTGTGGTTTTTTACCTCTCTCTTTATCTTCTCTTCTCATTTCTGTAATAAGATTGAAGAGTGAGGTCTCTTCGTTTAAGACTTCTTCAATAACTAAAGATAACCATTCATCACTCATATGAGGAATAAACTCATATGCATCTCGCTCTGAAGACACATATGAGTTTTCTAAAAGATATTCTGCGATTAATTCTACTTCAAGCATTTGGAGATACCCTATAACTACTCTTCTATTATTTAGAAGTTTGAAGATGTTTAGGCTCTACAAAGGCTTCTCCACGATATTCAAAGGACTTTATTAGAAGTTCTGTAAACAATTCCATTTTATCCGTACTTACTGAAGCAGGATTATAAGAAATCGCAGACTTTAGAGCAAATAGCTCATCCCATTCATCTTTACTCATTGTCGGCATTTCAACACATTTCATAAATATTTAGAATTAAATATTCCCGAAACGCTGACGCATTACATCCTCAAACGAAATCTTCCGTTTTTCATAATATTTCAGAACTTCATCTGTAGCGTGAAGAATTTGAGAGATTGAAATATTAATTATTGGCTCTTCTGATTTTGAGGCAAAGCCAAGAGCTTCTCTCAAATCAGCTTGAGCGTTTTCAAGAGAAATGATTACTTGTTCGGAAAGTTGAGTCATAATGTGTTTGAAACTGATAGTAGTATCGCGTGAATTGAGCTGAGTCGGGGCTTCTATGTGCCGGTGCTTAAACTGGCCTCATTAACTACCTCTAGAATTTGTTCGCAGTAATCATTACAAAGTTCTTGTGGTAATGTTTCTAATTCATTACCAGTTATAAAGATACTATGAATAATTTGCTTAATTTCTTCTTTACTTTGTCTATTCACAATTTGAGATACATTATTTACTACTTTGAGTATAAAGGATTCTCCGTCATCTTGAGGTATCCATTCTAGATAATCTCCAACTTTAAATCCCATTTGTTTCATTAGTTCAGATGGTAGGTTTATGATACCATTCTCATCTACAGTACAACTCCAAGATGTTTCAGTTTCAGGTAAAGTAGTAGAGTATTCTGAAGCCAATTCTTCAAAGATATCATCGGGCATAATCAAATCCTTATCTTCCTGAATAAAAGGTGAGGGATAATTTCTTATGATTGTATTCCATACCGAAGAGAAATCACTTTCAACTTCATCAAAATAATTACGAACCAATACATACAATGCATTTAATTCTTCAGAAACCTTTTCTCCTGATTTATGTTTTGATTCAGTAGACTTAATGAATGTTAAAATAAACTGATTCTCAATCATTTTTTGATTAAGGTCATTGAGAGCAGTCCAGCAATCTTCGTAATGTTTATTCATAAATGTTTAACCAAAGATGTAAAGTTTTAGCAATGAAATTCATAATAAAAAGAACAATAGTAAATACACTCGTAGTTCGTTATCACTCATTAAACTCGGGAGAAACAAACATTAGCTACACCTCTTGAGGGACTTTCAATTTGTTCAAAAATACCAAGAGCCATATCAATATCTCTTCCGCCTACAAATGGCCCTCGGTCCCTCACAACACCATATGCGATTTTACCATTACGTGGATTTACAACTCTCAAGCGAGTTCCGAATTTATAATATCGGTGCGCAATCGTATTACCATAGGGATTAAAGGGTGCTCCAGATGCTGTGATATCACCGCTATCATAATAAGAGGCTTCAGTGCAAGTAGCCCAAGATGGAGCAGCACCCACACAAATGAAAAGAGTAGAGAATAGAAGTTTCTTAAGCAAGGTTAATTCCTCAAATAGAACATCCGATATAAGTATTGAATACTTTCGTATCGGCACAGTTTTTATTTAGTCTAGACTAGTCTACCACAGTTTTAAGTGGGCGTCAAGGCGTATCAATCTTGCCCTATATTAGGGTATTCAGTTTCAATTCCTATAATAGTATATTCATCAGATTGAATCATCTCATAGGCTTTAGCGATAGCACTATGCATTGTCTTACAATATTTCCACCGACGCTCTAAGTCATTCTTATAATAGTAATCAATACGATACCGTGTGGTTTGTTCCACCCACTCATTTAAGTCCTTATCGTAGGTCTTCCCCTTTGTAAGTTCGTCAATATCAAGAGTAGGTTCGTTATCACCATTCTCATTCTCCCAAAATTCGTCATAGCATTCGCCGGGGCATTGTGAGTATGATGGTTGTTCTTTGTTGATAATGTCTTTCACAGTATTGTAGATAACTTTGTCTGTTTCCTCTTTTACAAGTTTTTTAAAGTTCTTTTGAACATTTTTAAGGGCATCCTCATCTGAAGTCATTTTCCTAAAATCCCCAAGATAATATAAACAATTAAATAAAATAAACCAATAGAAAACACAAATTTCTCATCTTTACAACTTTTTACTATCCAGATATTTGCAAGAATTATTACAAGTTGAGAATGAGTCATTAATTTTCCTCCATAATTATAAGGTTTGTTTCATAAGGTCAAGGTCATTATACAACAGAAGGCACCTGAAATCAAGTGCCTCTGTGGAGGGTGTCTGTGCCAGTTCTTAAAGTGATAGTGTCTTAAGAGTCTTGTCCTGACTTGATTCCAAAAGAACCTTAAGTGCATCATATTGAACTTGAGTCAGTTCAATAGTTTGGGTCTTATAGTTTGGATTTATAGCAACTCCATAGCGAACACTAGAATCCTTATCAGTTGCAAGAGTAACTAGAGTTTCTGGTGGTGTATTGGGATTATAAGCAACTCCATAGCGAACACTAGAATCCTTATCAGTTGCAAGAGTAACTAGAGTTTCTGGTGGTGTATTGGGATTTCTAGCAACCCAATAGCGAACACCAGAATCCTTATCAGTTGCAAGAGTAACTAGAGTTTCTGGTAGTACATTGGGATTTTGAGCAACTCCATAGCGAACACTAGAATTCTTATCAGTTGCAAGAGTAACTAGAGTTTCTGGTGGTGTATTGGGATTTCTAGCAACCCAATAGCGAACACCAGAATTCTTATCAGTTGCAAGAACTGCTAGAGTTTCTGGTGATGTATTGGGATTTCGTGCTAGTTCACGTTTTTCATCATAAGAAAGTGAAAGAACATCAGGTTCATTTACTTCCTTAAGAACCTTAAGGACGATTTCTGCAATTTGTTCGGGGGTGTAGTTCATAAGAGTTTTTGTGTATGTAAGAGTATTATAAGGCATAAGCACCGCAAGTTCAAGTGCCCTTGTGACGGTTCAAGGAGTGTCCTCAAACTATTCGTTTTCTTTTAGAAGTATCTATTCCTCGGTTTCTTTGATATATTGTAAGTGGTCCTGATGTTGTTATGTATCCAGTTTCAATACACATCCATCTTTGAGAATTGACTAAATTTATGGATTTTTTGATTGATTTTAGTCCATTTTCACTATATTTCACTTTTCTTCCCCTATTTTCTCTGTTTCTTTCTGATATATCTGGTCTTTTTCTACCATACATAGGATTTTTTTCACCTATTTTTGCTCTATTTCTTTTTGCGACATCTTCACCACTTGAAATAAATTTTGTAGAAGTTTGATATGCCCTATTAGCAAAATGCAAATTTTCTGCTACTTTATAGTATTGATGCAAAATAATCTCATCAGCATATGCGTCTTCTCTGGAAGTATAATCACTTTTAAGTATTATTTTTTGTGTGGGTTTAAATGTTTTATCGGTAAAGGAACCAAAATATCTTATGTCTTTTTCAGGAAGACATTTACATCCTCTACTTCCAATATATCCCCTACCATATTCTTCATAAGAATAATAGGTATAGTAATACTCCTGTTGAGTTTCCATAGTTCTACTTTGTGTTTGGTCATTACTATTTATACAAGAAAAGATGCCCGAAAGCACCTTTTCTCTGCTTCTGCGACCAAACACAAGCATCTTTATTTATAGTAGTTTTCTCATATCATTTTATTCTGGGAGCGACTTCAAAGCATTCTCAATAGTATCAAGAATTTCAGGAAGCAAATCACTATGTTTCCTCACTGTCTCAAAATCTTTCAGTGCCTGTGATTTGAGAGTTGGTTGAGGTCTACGAATAGCACGAAGAACATTCCCAGATACACGCCCTTCATTCATTTCCACAACAACACAACAGGATTCCAGTTCCCCATCAGCAATATACTGGATATTATCTCGGAGACATTCTACAACTTTCTCTGGTGTTGGTGTTTTATCTTCCCATCCCCAAAGAGCAGGACCATCGCCACCAAGTTCATCAATGAAATTTGTGAGTGCTATTGCCCACTGCTTTGATACTTCTTTCTCTGCAACATTGTAGCAAGTTTTATCACCTGGGGTCAGATTATCATAAAACTCTGGTTTGGTAATAGGCATTTCAGGTTCAGAATAATAGTCTACATATCCTGCTTCTGATGGTTCTTCACCATTTTCTTCACAATACTTTAAATACTCTTCAGGAGTATAAGTCACAGTGCGAGTAATCTCAACAGGTTTCAGATTGGGATAGTTCTTCTCTTCCCTCTTGAGAGGGTCAATCTCCTTCTGCATTTCTGCAACCTGATTTTCCAGTTGTTCGTATTTTTTCATAGGTTTCAGTTCCTCAATTTGGATGATGTCGTATGCGTTTAAGTAATGTCCTTTATAAGGGCACATTCCATCTCTATTGTAACATTCTTTTAGTGACCTTCCAATATAAACATAAGGAAACATAGGATTGATAGTAGTAATATTAACAGTACCATTATCATTACTACCATTTCTAAAAGTCACTCGGACATTCTTATCAACAAACTGTGAAAGGTCAATCATTGTGGTTTTGTGTGTATGTGAGTATTATAGGGCATTCTGGGCGGTTGTGAAGTGCCCTTGTGACGGTTCTTCAAGTGTCCTACCCCTTAAGTTCTCCATCCAATATCAGTGATTTTATCTTCAAGTCGGGAGCACAAGGACTCCAAATCTTCAATTTTACATTCCAATCTAAACTTCTCATTTTCAAGTTCATTGATGCGGTCCTCAAGTTGTTGAAATCGTTGTTCAAGTTGTTCTTCAGTCATTTCAATACACAATAAAATATTCTACTATATTGTAAAGTATGGAACTTATCTTTGATAGAACTTCACCCAAATAAAAGAATAAAATTTTTAAACTCTCAACAATAAAAAGTATAAAAAATACAGGCAAAAGAATAAAAATCTTAAGAGATGTTTCTATCTTTTCAGTCATTTTAGAATCTCCTCTTTTTTAATACGATACTCACACCATTCAGCGTGATTTTTGATTTGTCCGTTGATTTCTGGGACACTTCTCTTACAATAAGAACATCGGTAATAAGGATTTCGTCCACCAATGGGTTTTTTTGGATAATCAGTGTAATATTCTTCAGTCATTTCAAAACATCTCCAAGTTTAATGTCTTTGTTTCTTTGGTCTCTATGATAGACATAACAATCCTTATTCCACCCAGAAGACCACAGTAGTTTTTCATCATATTCACTGACTTCAATTGTTGAAAGATATTCAGTATCCATAATCGCCTGCTCAAAAGTTCTTGCTTCGGTTTCATCGTCCGCAAGCACCCAAGCAGATTTGGTAACTTCAACATAGAATAGTTTTTGAGTCATTTGTTCTCTCCAGATGTTTTTTTAAATTGATTTGGATAGTTAATCTCTAACCAACCATCATTCAGTTCTGCCCAGAATACTTCAGGATTTGAGTGATAACGCCTATCAATCATACGATAAGACCACGCCTCAAAGGCATAATGAACGCTCTTCCACCCGTACATATACCTATCCAACCACAGAGGAGTCCAGTAGTAGTTTCTATAATCAAATGGATTCCAACGATAATGAGGTTGATACCATTCATCCCAGGCATTTGTGTGACCTTGTAGGTAGTTGTAGGTATTGACCCACCGTTTGTATTTTTCAAGTAGGTTCATTTGTCTGTCTCCAAGTATTCGCCAGTAGTATAAAGAAATAAAACACCAATTGTAACCAGAGCAGTAATCCAAAGATTACCATCAGCAATTGAATCTACTCCAATAACCAGAAAGGCGAGTAGAGGTACTTGAAGTAGGTATTTGAGTAGAAGTTTCATTTCATTCTCCTCAATCGTGCTTCTGAATAGTTCCAACAGGTAGGGTCTTCTGGGTCAATTGGTTTATCAGTTCTATTGAAATACTTAGAAAGTTTTACTCCAATATAAGAACCAATAAGAGGAAAAAAGAACCAAAGTAAAGCAGTTGTAAAAGTCATTTCAGTTTCCAAACATAATAAAGATTAAATACCCAGAGAATAATACTAAATCCAGTAAAGTTCTGATATTCTGGATTGTTGATTTTTTTGATGTTGAAATTCACTCGTTTTCCATTCATCGTCCAATAATCCCATTTATCAGGAACATGAAGGGAAAGAGAATGAGAAAATGATTTTGTATTCAGGAAAAAGAGTTGTTGAGACATTATTTTACAAAGGGAGATTGTGCTGGAATAAGGTCTGTTGCTGGGTCAAACTTTTGGTCTTTGAGTGTGTATCCCACCAGAATACAAACAAGAAAGTAAAGAACTAATCGTTTGAATAAATCCATCAGGTTCCTTTGGGTATGTGAGTATCATACGACAAAATTCCCGGCATCACAAGGGTCAGTGTACCGGTTCTTCAAGCGGTTGGGAATTCGTTGATGTTGGGGGGATTACCAGCATTATGAAGGGAAATCAGTTCATCCTCAAGTTCTTGCGTCCACCGTGAACGCTGACGAAGATACCAAACTTCGCCAG